TATTGCTAAACTAACTCGTAAAATGAGAGAAGCAGAAAGACAAAGAGAAGAAGCTGTCGCTTTTGCTAGATCAACTAAAGCAGATAAAGACAGACTAGAAACTAAACTTTCAACTTTAGATAAATCCTACGTTAAAGAATTTGAATCAAGAGTTACAACAAATATGGATGCTGCAAGGCAAGCCTTAAAAGTATCTATTGAAGCAGGAGATGTAGATGGTCAAGTAGCAGCACAAGAAAGTATTGCTAGACTTGCACAAGATGCGTCAAGATTAGGTGCTTTAAAAACACTTAATGAGGAAACGGTTAAAGAAGTTAGACAAGATCCTCAACCGGCTTATCGAGCGCCAGTACCAAGACAAGCTCCATCGGACCCTAAAGCAGAAAATTGGGCGTCTAAAAACACTTGGTTTGGAACTGATTCAGCAATGACTCATACAGCGTTTGATCTTCATAAAAAATTGGTGGAAGAAGAAGGATATGACCCTCAAACTGACGAATATTATAGTGAAGTGGATACAAGAATAAGACTTGAATTCCCTCATAAGTTTGATAAGATAGACAATACTTCTACAGAAAGAGCAAGACCTGCTCAGAATGTAGCATCGGCAAGACGTTCAGCCGCAACAGGACGCAAAAAAACTGTGCAACTCTCGCCATCACAGGTAGCAATTGCTAAAAGATTAGGCGTGTCATTAGAAGATTATGCAAAACAAAAACAACTCACGGAAGGAAATTAAGCATATGGAAAACGAAAAAATAAAAACTTCTCGTGCGAGTTCAACTAGAGCTAACGAAGCTAAAAAAACTACATGGACTCCACCCTCATCACTAGATGCACCACCTGCGCCGGAAGGATTCCGACATAGATGGATCAGAGCTGAAACTATGGGTTTTGACGATACAAAAAACATGGTAGGAAAGTTAAGATCCGGATGGGAATTAGTTAGAGCGGATGAATATCCCGAAACTGATTATCCAACTATGAAAGATGGAAAATACGCAGGAGTAATCGCAGTGGGAGGTCTATTGCTGGCTAGGTTACCAGAGGAAATCGCAAAATCACGTGAAGCTTACTTTGCAAAACAAACTAAGGATCAAGATGATGCAGTTAACAACGATTTACTGAAGGATCAGCACCCAAGTATGCCAATCAATCAAGAGAGGCAAACTCGTGTAACTTTTGGTGGTACGAAGAAATAATTATTTAGTAATTTCTAGTCCAACAAAATTAAATCAATCCGTACTGGAGGCCCTTAGGGGCAGGTACATAAAAAGGAAACAAAAACTATGGCAAATGCAAGTAACGTAGGATTTGGACTTAGAGCGATCAATACAGTTGGACAAACTCCAGCTACATCTGGTCAAGCTGAGTATAAAATCCAAACAGCACCAGGCGTAGCATCTAATAAAGGTGATCCAATGTCTACACAAGACGCAGGCAATCAGGGTTATCAGCAAGATGCTGGCTTTACACTAACAGATGACGGCGGAGCAGGAGCAGCAGCATGGGCAAATAATGCCGATGCACTTCTAACTGGCGTATTTAATGGAGCATTCTTTGTGGACGCTTCAGGAAGTCCAACTTTCAGCAATAATATTGTTGCAGGTCAAACTACATCTGTTGATTATAATACTGGAACAAATGAAATTTCAGCGTTTATAATGAACAACCCCTTCCAACAGTATACAATTAAAGCTGATGCAGCTGTTGCACAATCGTTAATCGGTAGTGCTTCAAACTTCAACACTTTAAACTATACAGCGGCAGACAATTTAAGTGGGCAATCAATTGCTAAACTTAATATTGCTTCTGCAGCGGCAACTGGAATGTTTAAACTAATCGGTTATGCTAATGATATTGATAACAAAGACTTCACTGTTACAGGTGGAGATGTTGTTGTTGCAATCGCTGGCGGCGCTGGTTTATACTCATAATCAATCTAAATAGGAGATAAAAAAACATGGCAATATCAAGAGCACAACTCGTTAAAGAGTTAGAGCCAGGTCTAAATGCACTATTTGGACTTGAATATAAACAGTATGCTAACGAGCACGCTGAAATTTTTGACACAGAATCATCTGACAGAGCCTTCGAAGAAGAAGTAATGTTATCTGGTTTTGCGAATGCAGCAGTTAAACCTGAAGGCCAAGGCGTTCAGTTTGACGATGCACAAGAAACTTTCACTGCACGTTACACAAACGAAACAATCGCTTTAGCGTTTGCAATCACAGAAGAAGCTATCGAAGATAACTTGTATGACAGACTTGCGTCTAGATATACAAAAGCGTTAGCAAGATCTATGGCAAACACTAAGCAAGTTAAAGCAGCGGCAGTATTGAATAATGGTTTCAATAGTACTTTTGCAGGTGGTGATGGCGTATCACTATTTGGAAATGGTGCAGCGAATGCAATTGTTAATCACCCGACACTTTCGGGAACTTTTGCAAACCAATTAGCAGTACCTGCTGACTTAAACGAAACTTCATTGGAGCAGTCTTTAATTGACATCGCTGCAATGACTGACGAAAGAGGCCTAAAAATTGCGGCTAGAGGAATGAAAATGATTATTCCTTCTGAGCTTCAATTTACTGCTGACAGACTTATGAAGTCTGAAGGTAGAACTCAAACAGCAGATAATGATATCAATGCAATCAGAAACATGGGGATGATTCCTCAAGGTTATGTAGTAAATCACTACTTGACTGATACAGATGCATTCTTTATCAAAACTGATGTTCCAAATGGTCTTAAGCACTTTGTTAGATCACCTATCAAAACTACTATGGAAGGTGACTTTGACACAGGAAACGTTAGATACAAAGCTAGAGAAAGATACGTATTTGGATTCTCAGATCCAAGAGGCGTATTCGCATCTCCAGGCGTTTAATAAATAATTTAAAGGGCCGCCTAAAAACGGCCCTTTTTTTAACTACAACAAGGTGTGTAAATGAAAAAAACTACTATAACTATCTGGGCCTATAATTATCATGCAAAATTTAACATTGAGCATGAGTTTGATAATGCTGAATCTGTAGAAAAAGCAGTACTTGACAAACTGGGAGAAAACAGTATAGTGTGGGAGTATCTCGGAGATAGTTACCATCCGGGGTTAAATCGAATAACTTATGAAGAGGTTATAAATGATACAAGACCTATACAAACAAAAAAGGTCCTTGGAGTTGAAGTGGCAACAGGAGCATCTAGATAATAATAGATATACTCTTGAGATGGTCAAGATTGACGATAAAGTTAAAAGAGTCATTACTGACATCAAGCTTGAAGAAGCTAGAATTGCTCACTTACAGAACAACGTAGAAGGTTCTGCTCCACAAGTTTCTGTAGCTACTTAGACAAAAGCTACATCGCTGAAATCGCACTTTTACTGTAGGATCTCTTGCACTCTATTCAAAAATAAGATATAAATATCACACTATACATAAATTAATATTCTGCATAGACGCAGTATAGTCGACGGCCTAGAGACTATGTAGAATTTAACTAGGAGAATATATCATGGCAAATACTAACTTTTCCGGCCCAATATCAGCTGGAAACATAAGAAACACTACAGGAACAACACTTGGTGATAACGTAAAAAACACAGGTCAAGTTGTAATGTCTCAATCAATAATGATTGACACTGCAATTGCAGCCGGAGCAACTACATTCAATGTAGGTGTAATACCAAGAAACTCACAATTACTTACAGCTACAATAAGAACTTCAGTAGTTAATAATAATGTTACTTCATGTACTATATCAATGGGTAAAACAGGAAGTGTTGCATACTTTTTAGCTGCTCAAGATGGTCAAGCTTTAGCAGAGTACTCTACTTTAGCAACTGGATCTTTCGATGAAGCTGATAGATTTGGTTCTGATACTCAAATTATAGCTACAGTAACTACAGTAGGTGCAGTGAATGCTACTCCAAGAGGACAAACAACTGTTACATTTACATATTTACAAGCTAATAATTTAAGTGACGCTACAGCAGCGTAGTTTAATTAATAATTAAGTGTGGGCTTCGGCCCACACACAATTTAACAGGAGAAAACATATGTCAGGCGGCGGATCATTTTCAAGCGACCAAACAACCCTTTTATTAGATACTATAGGTGCAGATACTTTATCAAGAGCAGGCAGAGCTAGAATTACTTCTATCCAAGGATTAGGAATAGCAGGTTCTATTTTAAAATTATATAACGCAGCAACAGTAGGAGCTGTGACAGTAAATAATTTAGTAGCTACTTATAAATTTGGAACAGAAGGACTAGAAGTTTATGTTCCAGGTTCTGGAATTTTATTTAAAGATGGAATTGTATATAATTTAGCTGGAGCAGGCGGAAGCGTTACTGTAACAATAACCGGAGCGTAAATTTTAAATGGCGACTATAACTTTTACAGTCACCGTTGCCACTGGTCAGAATGCTTTTGGTGCCGGTACTAATAAATACTTTATCAATGGTGAAGTAAGTCCTGTTCTCTTTTTTCAAGAGGGTAATACTTATATTTTTGATACTTCAGAAGCTACTAATGCTAATTTTACTTTAGGTTTTTCTTCTACTAAAGATGGTAATTTACCTAATGCAATCGCACCTTATACAGATGGTGTAACAACTACAGGAACTGCAGGACAAGCAGGTTCTAAAACAACTATTATAGTTGCTCCGGTAAGAACAGTCGGCGCTCCTATATTATTTTATTATAACTCTGCATCTGGTAATGCCTTAACTGCAGGTATGGGTAATACTGCACAGACAACTCCACCTACTTCAGAAACAACTGCATTCAATCCACAAGTCGATGACATTATAGAAGAAGCCTATGAAAGAACAGGTGTTCTCGGTACTAGAACCGGTTATCAATTAAGATCAGCTAGAAGATCATTAAATATTTTATTTCAAGAATGGGCTAACAGAGGTGTTCATTTATGGAAAGTAAAACTTGCTAAAATACCTTTAGTACAAGGACAAGCAGAATATAGTTATGCAACAGATTCTGTTAATTTTCCAGATGATATGACTTCAATACTAGAAGCCTACTACAGAAACAATTCAAATACAGCAGCTCCTTCAGATGTTGCTTTAACTCAAATTAGTAGATCAGCATATAGTGCAACACCTAATAAATTAACACAAGGAACACCTTCACAATACTACATGGACAGAAAAGTAAACCCTAGTATATTTTTATATGCTACACCAAGTGCAAGTGTTTCAAGTACCACTACACCTTCTAGTTTTCAATTTTGTTTTTATTACTTAGCAAGAATTCAAGACGCTGGTTCTTATAATTATACTTCTGATATAGTTAATAGATTTTACCCATGCATGATGTCTGGACTTGCTTATTATTTAAGTCAAAAAGTTTCACCAGAAAGATCTGGAGAACTAGAGAGAAGATATGAAAGTGAAATGTTAAGAGCATTAGATGCAGACAACCAAGGTACTTCTAGTTTCATTTCACCACAAACATTTTATG